AACAAGGTGTTTCTGGTGCAGGTAAAAATCCACAGACAGAAAAAGGTAAAGCTAGACGTAAATCTTTTCTTGCTCGTCATGCAAAAAATATTGCAAGGGGAAAAATGTCTGCAGCTTTTTGGGCAGCAAAGGTCAAATGGTGATATAAATAATATAATACATTTAGTTTACGACTAATTTATGTCTGAAGAGAACAAAGAAGTGGTTACGCCACCAGAAAACAATGCAGAACTTGAACAACTCAGGGAATCTGTAAAAAAACTTGAAGCAAAAAATTAT